ACCGTATTGAGCTGGCCCCTGTAGACAACGCCCATGTTCACAGGAGCCGGAGCCACAGTGGGCCCGACAACGGGAGCGCTGACGGAGGTCAGATAACGGTAAGCTGCCGAAGAGAGGTTGTAGATGCCCCTGGCGGCTTTCTGTAGCACCTGGGTCTCGCTCTCGACAGCCAAAATGGCTTTGAGGGCAGCGACACCCAGGGGAGCAGCAACCACCGCACCCTTAGGTCTAATAATAAGCTTATTGTTGGAATTCTTCATGGTCAAGTATTGGATCCCTGTGACCAACAGAGACTGTACATGTCTAGCGCCCAACGTGGGGAGGAGCCGTGCAGTCGTTCGGCATTTTGATTAGCACGTAATTATTTACACAGCTTGGCACTGATTAACTCAAGCTGAAACGTTTTGGTCCATTTAACACTAGACACCCAATAGCCGTGCGTGGCTTAAACGTCGTAAGGCATTGTGGGTGCGAACTCCAGCCTGTCTGTAAAGGAATTGGACAGCTGAAACTTACGATAAAAATCCTCTAAAACCACCTGTTCTTCGGGCTGGATCCCAAAAGCCAGCCAAAAGGAATAACGAGTCTCCGGGGAAGGTTCGCGGTAAACGAAATCACACCCTAGAGCGAGGGAACGCACGCCCCACGATTGCTCATGGCGTTTGGATCTGCGCCCTTTGGAAGCATCAATGTAAGCCTGGTAGAAATCCTGGAAAACAGGGATTCCCCCAGTCATTGACATGCCCCCAACGCCGACTGATCCCAACCATTCCTCGTACTCCTTAACGTGCCTAAACCCATGAACACTAACAGTGTCCTTGGCAATGGCCCATTTTGGGTTGCGAGTCATGACGTACTGGGTGGCATCACCATACCTGACTGGTTGTGTCTGGCAGAACTCGATCTTCTCGAAATCATAGACGGGAGACTCAACAGTCATGTTGAATCCCATCTCAAGAAACCAAGAATCGAGCCCACGAGAGAACTTGCCCAAATCACAAGCCTCCATAAACACAACACAATCATCGCCGTTGTTGGCCAACAGGGTTCTGACACCCCTGTCCAATGAATACTGTTTGATCATACAACACATGAGAATGCAATTACCAAGGGAGGTGTTCATGTCCCCAGACATGCGTCC